GGGTGTCGATGGCCTGCACCTCGTACAGGCCCTGCTGGTAGTAGGCGGCGGCCTTCTGTCGCTCGGCGCTTGCGTAGGACGCGGCCAGGCCAGCATAGGGCGACACGGCATTGATGCCTCCCTGCACAGCAGAGAAGATGTCGCCGCCGATCTTCATCCAGTCAGTCACACCATCCGTGGCCGGCGTGGCAGAGGTGGTGCCGTTCGCGTTCCTGGTTATGGTCGAACCGTCGTCATAAAATGTCGTAGCCATCAGGTGCCTCCACTCACTGCGACCTTGTACTCAAGGCCCAGCAGCGTCATTTTCAGGGGCAGGCTCTGGCCGATCTCAATGGCCTGCTCACGCGAATAGCCCAGCACACCATTGACCCGCTTGATACCTGTGAATGTCGGCTCGGGGTCATCCAGCAGAGGGTTGTCGAAACTGCGGAATGGCACCGGGTTGTTGTTCAGCTGCAGATGCTGGGTGTTGTCCACGAAGGCGTTGATCTCCACGATGCGCTTCTTGAAGCCCACACGGGTGCCCGTCTGCAAGCGAATCTCCACCGGCATGGTCTTGGCGTACACAGTGAAGGGCAGGCCCACCTCGTAGCTGGTCACAGCCTCGCGGTCGAATGTCACAGCCCCGCCGGCGCTCACAACCTCATCGGACTGCGGCACACCGTCGGTGATGACGTTGAGCGCCTTGCCGATGTGGGGCAGCCCAGAGCCCACGCCGCCGGCAGATGCACCAGTGAAGGCACAGTCAGTGAAGACGTTGTAGGTGAACAGCTCCACGAAATAGCGATCGGTGCCGTTGAAGCGGCGCTTGACCACCGCGTAGATGTCAGTGACATCCACGCCGACATCGCGGAACTCGCCGTCTGTCAGGAACTCGCTGGGCGCGGTGATCTGCTGCGAGCGCATGATGCTGAAGACGGCCATGCTGCCGTCGTCAGAGTTGACCATCATGAGCAGGTCGCCCTCATCCGTGCTGGTGGCACGGCGCAGGGCCATGCGGGTGGGCGTCTTGAGCAGATGACCAGACAGCAGCGAGATGCGCTGGGTCACATAGGTCAGCTGCGTGTCAGAGAACAGGAACTCGTTGAGGCTCTTGCCCTGGCGCTGGATGTAGACCGTGCCGCTCTCAAGCGACTGCACGCGGGTGCCGGTCTTGGAGCCGTTGCGGCTCACGGCCTTGAATGTCAGGCTGGTGGGTGTGATCGGGTCGGTGCCAGACTGCGGCACAAAGAACTCGCCGCCGGTGGTGAAGACCTGAAGATCGCGGCCAGAGATCATGTCCACGATGACGTTCAGCGAGCTGGTGTCCAGCGTCGCTTCCACAGCATCGTCGTCCAGCGCCTCGGTTGGCACGAAGTCGAAGAACAGACCGATCTTGCTGCCCCAGATGGTGGAGGGGCGCGACTTGCTGCCGCCAAAGTAGAGGCGGCCTTCATGGAAAGTTACCGTGCGCGGCCAGCCTTTATCGCTTGACCACACATCTTCGTAGCCATGCTCAATTTCCCAGTTGCCAGGGTCAATGTCACTAGTCGAAAAGAACGGGTACTCAGTAACTGCTCTGACCTTGGTATCGCTCAAGACCTCAATAATCCGAGCGCGGCCTTGTGGTTGAGCGTTGATGTATTGATCGACAGCTGCTGCCTTAAAAGAAGTGATGTCGTACTGGCTGGTGTTGTCTGGCGCGGTAGTCCAGGCCGGATGCACCTCAAGAACCTTGGTTGTGCCGTTGTAGTCCTCGCACAATCGAGTTTGTCCAGCCCCCGTTCCAGATGTGATTTCAATGAACATCCCGACATAGATGTCATTTGTCGAACTGGAAGCCGACTTTAGGGTGATGGTGTTTGAGCTGCCGGCCTGCGCTGTTCCGCTTGTGTTGTGGGTGTTTGTTGCGGTGAGCTCTACATTGCCGGACACAGCACTCAAAGACAATTTGCTGCCAACATGGATATGCGAGTCCAGCTCAAACGCATACTTTGGAATGCTGTTGAAAGTAATGTTGCTGATCGTCCAGCTGGCATCGTTGGCACCACGCACCAGCTTGACTGGCGCAAGGTCTGGATGCACCAGGATCATGGTGTCCGCGCTCTGCGTCCAGCAGATCTCGGACAGCATGGCCCCAGTAATCGACGTGCTCAGGTAGTTGTTGCCCGATGCGTTGATGTTCGTGACGACAGCGCCATCCTTAATGACATACATGCGATTGTGCGTAAAGCACAGCATGTAGCTGTCATCCACCGAGAACTCAAAGGGCACCAGGCGCACCCCGTTGCCAGCCGATGCGGTGCTGGTGTTGGGCAGCTCAAGGATGTGCTTGAGACCTGGCCGGCGGCGAATGCCACCCTGTGGCTGAATTACAACATTGGTGGCTTTGGCCAGGGCGTTGTTGTACTGCTGCAGATCCACGCGGGAGCGCAGCAGCGGGTCCAGCTCGCCCGTGCTGAAGTTGGTCTGAACGTCAACGAAGCGAGGCATCAGTTCCTCACTGCCACCAGGCTGTAGTCCTCGATGACGCGCACCGGGTTGTGCTGGCCGTCGATGTTCATGGCGGTGCGAAGGTAGCCGCCGCGGCCATTCTCAGCTGTCGCACCCACGGCCACGCCCTGCCAATACTGGGCGCGATCGGACTGCTCGGTGATCGGCAGCGCCAGGTGCCAGGCCATCATGTACTTCATCAGCTGCACGAAGTACTGCGGCCATGCGAACTCGCCCACGCTGTACTGGTAGTCGATGAAGACGGCGGGCAGGTTGGTCAGCAGCTGGTCGCCCTGAATCTCCCAGTCCTTGCGCGGAGATGCGCCCTGGGCGGCGGTGTCGTACACAGCGCGGGGGTTGGTCAGCTTGTCGCCGGGCAGCTGGTATGCGTACCGCCACACAGAGCCGGGCGGCGTGAGCAGCTGCGCGAGCTGGATCTTCTTGGTGTTGAACGTCCACGGGTACATGACCAGCGTGGAGTCTCGGATGTCTGGGTAGAGGCGGTCGCAAGCAGAGCTCTCGTCGGTCCCGTCGTTGAAGGACGTGATGGCCTTCGCGCCCAGCATGATCAGGGCGTCTGAACAGATTGTGATGCCGGTGTCGCCTGCTGCCATTGGAACCTCTTAATGTGAGAAGGGCCAGCCTCCGATTGCTCAGTGGCTGGCCCAGTTGCCGACAACTACGGTCAGTCGCTGTCGGTGTTCGACAGCGTGGTGCCGTCGGTCACGTCCACCACACCAGAGGCGTTGGAAACGACATACACCAGGGTGACCACGGCGGTGGAGCCGGTGGAGGTCACACAGTGGATGACATCGCCCACCTCGAGGGTGTTGGCCAAGGCGTTGAAGTAACCCTCGGTGTTCACCGTAGCAATGGTGTCGGCGGTCTTGTAGCCGTACATCGACGGTGCGTTGCCGCGCTTGGACGCGGAGTAGGCGGTAAAGCCGTCTGCAGAGTAAGCCATTTTTCAGACCCTCCTATTAGGCTGCAGCCGCAGTGTCGCGGGCAGTGATCTTGACGATACCCTCGGCATCGATCGCAACCGAGCCCGCCGAGAACAGAGCATTGACCAGCCAGCTCGTTTTCTCAGGGACGTAGTTGATCTCGGTGCGAGGAGCGATACCTTCTGCGTAGCCGATGGCGTCGCGGTGGAAGGCGTACAGCGTGCGGTCGCTGGAACCGTCAATGGGCAGGCCACCTTCCGAGCGATCGCCCAGGATGTGGAACTGGAAGCCCATGAAGGTCGAGATCTCACCCTGCACCAGCGCCTTGACGGTGTTGAAGTCAGAGCTCGTCACCGAGGTCTGCTCCAGCATCGAGGCCAGCGAGTTGGCGTGGATGATGATGTGACGGCCTTCGCTCGGCACGTTCTTGGTGTTGAGGATCTTCGCAGCCTCGCGCAGCTTGGCGATGTTCATGTTGGTGTTGGAGCCACCAATAGAGTTCGCCACGGTGCCGGTGCCGGAAGCAGCGGACAGTGCATCGAGGATCAGCTGATCCTGGCGACGACCGATCGCAGCACCAACAACCTGAACCAGTTCCGAGCGCTCATCGAAGTTGACCTTGGCCTGCGAGAAGATGTCGCTGTACTCAGCGGCATTCCAATCGCCCAGCGTGCAGGTCACCGTCGAGAAGCCCACGTTCATGGGGGTCACATCGGTCTGGGTCACACGGGCGGTGGCAACACCACGGCCCACTTTGGGGAACTTGACTTGGGAGCCTTCCACGCCCCGACGCTGACGCACAGCGCCCACCAGCATTGCTTTGCCCTGGTAAGCCTGTTTGACCTCAGCATCGAAGAGCGTGACAAAGGCGTTCGAGAGAGAAACGCTCATTTGATTACCTCATTCGGTTTGTTGATCAGGGTTCTCGCATCGGTGAGCCTGTCGCCAGGGCCTTCGCTTGCTGCTTGCGGCAGCCACTCGTTGGCATCTCGCCACGGTCAGGGCCGGTCACCCGGTTGGCCTTGGGACTTGATTGTAGGGGGATTTGACAAATTAGCAACAGACCCGGTTGAAAGCTGGACAAAAAAAGCCCCGGCGGGTTAGGCCGGGGCAAGTGGCAACTGCCTTGCGGCAGACCTTGGAGACAACTATTGCGCGTACTGGTGGAACAGGCGCTCCACCTTCTGGCGATACGCAGGATCGGACTTGTACTTGGGATCTGCCACCATCTGGTAGAGCTCATCCTTGCTGGGGGCTCCATCAATGGGGGCGCTTTCGATGGGGATGCGGCCCTCATAGGCCTCGCGCACCTTCATCAGAGCACGCAGGCCCTTGGCCGTGCCACCCATGACCTTGAACTCCTCGAAGTCCTCCTTGCCCCAGACGCCCTTGGCGACCAGGCCGCGGGCCCAGTCCACCATGCCGTTGACTACCGCGGTGCCGTTGGGGCCCAGGGCCTTCATCTCGGCAGCGGTGTCGATCTCGGGGGCTGCCTGCGCGGCCAGGGTGGTGGCCAGCTTGTCAAAGGCTGACTGGCTCAGGCCTTCTTCCTTGGCCATCTCAAGCAGGGTCTGGGTCAGGGGGTTGGCCTCGGCGTTCTCACCCAAAACCTTCAGGTCGTACTTGCCGTCGGCTGGGGCCTTGTGCTTGCCCTGGCTAATCTGCTTGCGCAGATCCGACCAGCTCTTGCTCATGGCCTCAAGATCGGCCTCGCCCTTCTCGTTATTCCAAAAGTTCTCTGGCAGGTAGTCGGGGCGCGTCTTGGGTGCGCCCGTGTCAGTAGCAGCAGCTGCGGGGTCGCTGCCGGCCTTGTGGTCGATCTCTACCTTCTGGGTGTCTGCAGGCTTGCTAGTGTCCTCGGGTGTGACATTGTCCAGTAGGCCGGTGCTGCCACCGGGCTGGTCCTTGGTGTCGCTCATAGGTTCCTTGCTTGGTTGATCCGCGCCATGATGTCCCGCACCACGTTCCTACACCCCTCGGCATAGAAGGCGTGGGACGGGTCGGTGCCCGGCACGGCGATGGGCACGTTCACATACATGTCCTGCATCCACTGCAGCAGCTTCTGGCCCTCCTCAGTGTTAAAGACCCGCAGGCAAAGCCTGGCCAGGTCTTCGCGCTGCTGGTTGGCCTCGCGCACGTCGATCGGCGGCGGCGCTTCCAGGTCGTCCCAGCCGCTCATGCCGGGGCTCCTTGCGGTGCGGCCAGCTGGGGCTGGGCCTGCTGGGCCATCATGGCCTGCGCTGCCATGGCCTGGGTCTGCTGCTGGGCCTGCTGCTCGATCAGGAAGGCACGCTCGGCAGCGTCATTACGAAGCGCTGCGGGCACGCCTAGCTTGTCGCCCAGGTAGTCGATCATGTCGCCCATCTTGATGGCCACAGATCCCTCGGGGCCCATCTGCTGCACCAGCTGCTGGAACTGCAGGGC